TTCATAAACTCCAACGTTATACGGATATTCTTTCTCAACGGCAATAAAAATAAACTTCTTGCATCTAGTTCCACGCATGTAGTGCATTTGCTGCACATGGTATCGAAACGTAGCGCAAGATTTAGCAAAGCCTTTCGGCGAGGCGTCCTTTGTTGTTTTAAGATCCACAACAATGTCATCATTCCACCAGTCAGGTCGACATTTGCAGGTCAAAGGGGTGCTATAACTCGTATCATCCCACCACAAAGAACGTTCGGCCTCACCCTCTGAAAGCAGCCAGGCAGCGTCGGCGTTTGCTCTTACAGCATCGGCCATGTGCATCACTGTGTCGTATTCAGTTTGTGTAACTGGTTCGATGCCTCTTTGCTCTAGTGCGGCTATTTTGTCCTTTCCTGCCTTTGTTGTTCTTGACTCAATGACTGCATATCGCCCTTGCAATTCATTAGGCTCAAGAACGGCGACATGAGTAAATGTGCCTATTTTCATCGCCTGGGTTGGCTTGGAGGTTGGCCGATCTGGGTCAATGAATCTCTTGTAGTAAGTCCACGGTGATTTACTCACTGCGTGGAGATGAGAGGCAGATACAGCTGGGTCTCTGTGATAATCTTGATTGCTGATGAGATTTTCTTGTGGAAGCGTCACAGGTGATCGCGAAAGTTTGGGCCGAATTTAGCGTAGTTTTTTCAACGCTGCAAGGTGGACACTGTTAGCAAAGCACCTGGAGGCTCAAATAGTGCGCAGTATCTTTTCTCAGCAATGAGCCGCACCACAAGGCAGTCATCTTTTAAAGCACCGCCCATGACCAGGGCATCAAGTGTGGATCTGCAAACTTTATCAATGTCGTTTTTCTTAACGAAGTAATGTTGCGGCGCGTTACTGCGTAGATCGCCGTTAGCACGAAAGTGTGATTTCGGCCTTTTAAATCTAAAAATTATCTGTACGTCCACCGGCACGTCAAAGGTTACGAGCCTTTGGTCGCGCATTTGTACTTTTGTTGCGTTGGCAACGGCTTGACGCCAAGGCTTCAGTCGCTTACATACCTCCACAAGTCGTCCGCGACCTACATGTTTTTTGCTGCCTTGTGGCGCAGCTTCAATGTTAAGGACCGAGACGTACAGATTTTGCCGCAGAGACATGGTGGACTTTGTTAAAGAAAAGCGAGCGTTTCAGATGCTTCAGTGGGTGCCATATAGCCTCCCATGTGATTATGATCTGCTTCTTGCGGCTAAAGGTCATTATACAAAGCTCCAGACCGAGCGGTCTGACAGAGCATTTGATGAATACAGCCGCCAAAACGTAGATGAATCAATCTCCGAACTAAAAGCATTCAGAACTCTCCATGAAATTGGCATCTTTTCAGACGACGAACTCTTCTCACCAAACAAATCTAAATCCCAATATTACACAACAATCCTCAAAAATCAGCGACTTTCAGCAGGCTCTTCTCAAGTTAAAGAAACGCGCAGAGCAAATAGTAGGCACAGAGCACGAATCAGACTGGCTTCCATTAATGAGGAATGCGGCTAATCATTACAATGTTGAGCTTGATGTTCGAGATAGTGATCTAAGACAATTTCTGGCCGAGGCAAAAGCAAAGGTTGCCCCCGAGGGTATTGGTAAAAAAATCGGAGATAGATTAGATCTTACGCCGATTCCTTGGTCTTGGGAGGGTCTAATTATGAGAGCACGCATGAACTTATTAGTCGCGCAACCAAAGGTAGGTAAGACGGCACTTCTTCTTGAAATGATCGCCAAATGGCATATGGGAGATAGTGAATTTTTAGGGGCGAATTTTATAGGTGAATGTCCACCAGTTATAATCGTTGGAACTGATCAAAGTGAAGCCGACTGGGGCTCAATGCTATCGGCGGTTAATTTAGTGAGTAAAGACGGCACTATTTGCAAACCAATCGAGCGTATTTGGACAGCAGCCGATCCATTGCATTTTAATGATCGCGGACTTGACGTTTTAGGTGCTGAACTTGAGAATCATGAATCGCCATTGTTGATAGTCGATTCTTATCACAGTTGTGTCGGTCCTCTAGGGCAGGAAGATAGCGGATCTACATACGCTAATCCGTTGGCAGCGTTGCTCATTGTTGCAGCAAAAGCCCGAGCCACAACTTGTGTGATCCACCATGCCAACAAAGGTGTCGGTTCAAATATAGTCTCTTCCTCGCGTGGCACCACAGCCTTGACTGCTGTGCCGTCTCAACTGATTCACATGAGCTTTCTTCAAACGGAAAGCAAAAGGGATAAGCGGATCACCCTGAAAACGCAGGGCCGCTCTGGAACGCCAAAGAACCTGCTGATTGAACGAACTGACGCAGGTTGGGTAAGTCATGGCGATGCTGAGGTTGCGGAGGAAGCTCAAAGATTGCAAGGGGTGGCGAATGAACTGGCTGGAAGGCAGGCCGATTTTTATGATTACATTGATATGCGGTGGACTTTAGGTGAATTTGCGGTGAGTAGCGCCGAGCTGGGGCAACACTTTAACCTGACGACCAACAAGATCAGTCGTTACTTGAAACAACTCGTTACAAAAGGCTTGATCGCCTGCTGTGGTCATACTGAGCCAGGAATCGATGGTGGTAGGCCGAGTCCTCTGTATAGACCCTCTCCAGAAACTGGGTTAGAAACGTTAGAAACGTTAGAAACCTCCGCCTCTACACACGAAATAAGGAGTTTATCACCTTTCTCACCTTTAAAACCTGATATAGCGGAGGAAGGTTTATCACCCAAGTCGCCAGTACAGCGTCTTATGTCCGATAACACCTGGCAATCTGGATGGCTTGTGCGCGATGGATCTAACCCACACTCAGTCGCCATTGAAAAAGTCGGCAACCCTATGTACGTCATTCGCAATATGCGCTGGGGAATTGACCTGAAAGTCGCGGACAGTCATTTCGCGTCAAACGTTAGCGATTCGACAAAAGAGTTTTAATATCGCGCGGACTAGCTACTATATGAAAGTCGAGCCTGGGTGATGACAGGCTTGGCCCCTGGAGGAGAGGCCAGGTGATCGGGGAAAAGGTGGGGGGTCGCGATGCAGTTATGCTCGTGCCCCCGCTTTTTTTTGATAAGATCCGCTTATCCCAAAACTTTTTTGTATTTGTGATAATAATTTGATATACTTTGTTTTCGTGATACCATTAACTGGTCCTGCTTAATTCACTTGTTCCTCGACCTTTCCCCTCAAAACAATGAAGACATTAAATCATTGGCTATCAAATCTGTATATGCAGATCGAATTAGAGAGAAATCAAAAACCTTTGAATTGCGGACTTACCCGCCTGGCATTCTCCCAGGAAGCTGGTGCGCTTTGTATGAGACAGCTCCAACAAAGGCGATTCAAACAGTCTTCAAGGCGGGCCGAACATTCAAGCTAACTCCTAACGAAGCCTGGGAAATGCACTCCACAAATTTTGGAATTGATTTCGACTCCTACTTTAGGTATTTTAGAAGGCGAGCCTGGACCTATGGAGTTGAGATAGCGGATGTAAGATCTTTTGAGGCCGTCTCGCTTTATGAGTTAAGAGAATCGCCAGGTTTTACAGTTCCACAAATGTGTCAGAAATTAAAAACGACACATCAGAGGATCTTATCAGCCACTGACAAACTATAAGAAATTCTGACTACGACTCACTTTTTTGTGTGTTACCATGTTTTCGTCTGCTTCGCAGACTTTCCTCTATCCCCGATTCTATCATGATTTCAAGACGTGTGCGTCCATCTCAGGACCCTTTGATTTTCAACAACTTACAACTATTGTCGTTTGGCGTGTTAGAAAATTATAAAGACGATTTATTTGTTCATGATCGTGAAATTCTAAAGAAAAATGTCGAGCCTGGCACTTCATGGCTGTGGATTGTTCACAAAAATGGTACACATCTTGCCCGATGGGATGAGGATGCTTATGCCGGTTCAACATCATCACATGTGGAGTGTCTTGTAAGATCTCTGGTCAGAGGCGATTGGTCAAACAATAGTATCCACATTTTTCACGTTATTGAGATCAAGGACGACGGAGCTCATGGGTGGGTTACAGGCCGACTTGATATAGATGATATTGCAAGGGCTCTGCCGCGTCCACTTCCTCAACCCAAGCTGCCTGGCGAAAAAATTGAGCAACAAGTTTACTCGGCTCACACTGGTTTAGTTCAGGCTCTTCAACCGGCCTCAGTGGCTTGAGATGATGAGACACAATTTAGCTTATTCATTTGAAGCCGACTTTGCCAATGTTTTTTACGTTGAGCAAGACGAGACTTTAGTAGCTTGTGACTGTGAAGACAACTCAGTTGAGTTGCACAATATAAATCGCGAACGAATGATAAGGCTTGTCCGCAATTGGGTGTGCAACAAGGCGATTCAATCTCCAAATATAAATGAAAAACCCTGGGAAAGGTCAGAGATGTCCGAGCATGAGATGAGAAATCTACATGAAATAAATTCGGCACTTAATTGTTTCCTAGGGTCGCCACCAGGCAAAAGTGAAGTAGTTATTGCGATGGAACTGAAGGAAAAAGGCCGACAAAAGAAGGCGTGACCAGTTCGTATTTTAAAAAACCATTTCCCCGACCAACAACAATGAAAACCAAACTAATTACGACTCCAGATTTTCCTAGTCTCGGCGCACTTGTGTTCTCACGCGGAGTTGCAGCTAGGTCAGAGGCCGATGCAGTATTCTGCGATTCTGTCAGTTATCGCCTGCAGCTTTTCAGGAACGGTGATTGGGGCGATATTGATGAGGAGAATTGGGACCAAAATGTCCAAACTTGCAAACAGGCAATTGGCGGTCAATTGCTTGGTCAATACAAGCTACCTGATGGATCAAGAATTTGGATTCTCACAGTTGGCTACGCCAGACAGATACTCGGCCATGATTATTGTTACACTACGATTCTGTTCCCTGACGAATACTGATGCCTCGCCACAAAGCTGCAAACTGGAACGGCTTAACTGAGACTCTCAAGCGAGCTGAAACTTCACAAAATCGACTTTGCCCCTTCTTCACCCAACTATGTCACAACAACACAACTCGCCCAATTGGTTACACAGAAGAAATAATGGCGAGCAATTTCAACGAAGCGTGCGCAATGGCCGCCAATATTTGGGAAGGCAAGATTCCACCGGGCATCAGCTACATGGTATGGGGCACTGGTGGAAGCATAAAATTGATAATGCCGATCCAATGAGAAAACCAAGCATCTTAACCGATAATGAGATTTGTTCGTTAATTATTATGATGGAGGATATTAAGGGCGAGTTCAAGGGCGCTGGTGATTATAAGTTACCAGAGTTCTATGAGACGATCAGAGTTAAGTTACAAAATATGCATAAGTCGCGTTATAAAGCTCCATAAATATCGCTCATGGATGCAATATGCTCGGCCCCTTGACAAGGGGCTTTTTTTTATGTATATTAAAAGAGTCAATCAATTCACTGATTGATTCTCTCTCACTCCCCGATTTATTATGGCTTCTGAATTTACTGATGGCGTTATTATGCAAGGCGAACAAGCCTGGCATGGCCTCGGACAAAACATTGAGGGCACACTCCCCGCAAGGGAGGCATTCACCCGAGCTAATGCACTGTTTACAGTCGAAAAAGCTCCACTGCTATTTCGTAACCCTATCACAGGTGTTGAGTCGGCCTCTGAGCACAGATGTGCGACTTACAGAACAGACACAGGCGATCAGCTTGGCACTGTTAGCCTCAATTATGAGGTGATTCAGAACGAGGAACTTTGCAGGTTTGCAGAGATGCTCCGTGATGACTGTGAAATGGACACAGTAGTCGTACTTAAGGGTGGAGCCAAGGTCGCCTTCTCAGCTAAAATCTTGGGTACTGACGCCGAAGTTGTCAAGGGTGACATCATCCATAGGCGACTCAATGGCTATCTGTCACATGATGGGACGACTAGCTTTGGTGGAATGTTCAGCAATGTCCGCATTGTCTGCAGCAACACACTTGGCTGGGCCATGCAAGATGCCAACAAGCACGGCAAACAATTCAAGATCTCACACACCAAACTCGGTGTGTCACAGATTGATTCGACTTTAAGGTCTATTGACATTGCTCGCCAGACCTTTACTCAAGAAGTCGAAGATTACAAGCGCATGGCCGAGACAGCCATGGATTACAACTCTTATCGGACCTGGCTCACAGACCTCTACAACATGCCGAGCGTCAAACAGCAGGATGGCTCCCTGCGTCCAGGTGAGATAGAGGATTCCAAGGTTAAGTGGAACAAGCTGCGCAATGCATGGGTCGGTGGTTATGGCACATCTATCAATGGTGTGTCCGATACTGTCTGGGGTGCTTTCAATGCTGTCACGGAAGTGGAAACCAGCTTGAGGGATGCATCAGACAGCAGGAACATCGCCACAGTCAATGGTTACTATGTCCAGCAAATTGTCAACAGGGCCAGGCGCTCTGCTGCTGAATTGTGTGCAGTATGATGGCACAACCAGCTTCTCAGGGGCCGCAAGGCCCCCTTTTTTTACGCCTGTAACTCGCCATGCTAGCTTTTATTTGTGTTTATTATGTCTATCAAGATGATGTCAAGTATCGGAGAACAATTCACATTTATGCCAAAGACTTGGAGCGTGCGGTGGACAAATGGTCGAACATAAGAAGGGAGAATGAGTTTTTAGACGCCATCTTCTTGCCTACTAAGTGGGATCATTGATTTTTTTCATCAGATGTGCAGCAGGTGCTATGGTACCTCCTGCATGTTTTTTGGAAAAAAACGTTTATCGGTTGAGTGGTGGCCTTGGTTTCCAGGTGTCCAGATTGGACATCATGGTTGCCTGGTGTTCCTGGAAGAATATTTCATCCAATTAAGGGTGCTAAAAATTCTTAATGTTCGGCGTAACACAGCGGACTACAGCGAAGTGGGTAATGGTTTATATTAACAATGTGATCAATAAGGGTCACACCACTTTTTCTCCCCCTCTTTCTCAATTATGATCAGCACACCTCCTAAGTTCAATTTCTGCCCCGATCAAGTCAAAAAATCAAAAGTAGATATGACGATCCGCAAGACCACAATCCGCGCATGTCTCCGTCAGTGTGCCGAGGCTGGTCTTGAGTGTGGGGATTACACTCCTGAACAGCTCCCATTCAACCCAGAATATGCAGGTGATTCCCCGATCTTCCATGACATGGTGTCGGAGATTGAGGAACAACTTCATGACTACATGCTGGAGCTAGCCCAAGACATGATCTCCGCTCATTCAAAATGAACTACACCACTCTCCGCCTTGATTACGCCGAACTTATTGCCTTGAGTGACTCCATTCAAGCAGTCTTTCCAGAGAATTTAAGTGATCAGGAAAATGCAATTCTTGATCGCCTCAGCAAACGCATCAGTAAGGCACTGTATCGCCTGGAGGCCAAGTGATGGCGTACTTACCTGACCTCAATCCTCCGAAACCTGTATCACCTGGCAGCCGACTTTTGTATGCTACTAGGCTCCGCAAAGCATTGGAGCAGTTGATGAATGAAACTGAACGTGATGCATACGAGTCTCTATTTGAACATTTCTCCGACTTCCAAAATGAACTTCTCCAAGAACTCCAAGAATCAGTCCCAGCAATTGATCCAGACAAGCTCCCCGACTGAATCCACCAATCAGCTATCTGCTGATGAATTGATCGGGCTAATCTCTGACATCAAGGTCGAACTTGATTGTGCAGAAGCTGACCTTGACGCCGCCGTAGCTGAAATGAATCGGACATTTATGCACCAAAAAAAATATATTTTCGCCAAAATTGAGGCCTTGCAAGCGGAACTTGACAAGTCAACTAACAACTGAAATTCCACAAAATCACCCAGGGTAACATCCCTGGGTTTTCTTGCGCTCTGCACCAGGTGGATCATCATGTCCGCGCTGGACCTTTTTGCTTTAGTGGTGGCCTTGGTTCTCAGGCTCGAACATTGATATTTTTCATAAAAAGGCTCAGGAGGTGCTATGCTACCTGCGTGCAAACAACACAAAAAAAGTAGTTTTTCGGCGTTTGCACCTATAATGACCGGGTTATTGCAGCAAAAAAGCAAATGAGCGGCACAGGTGACACTGTTCAATCGCTTTCATCTCTTAAATCAGACCATAAAAACGCGAGAAAACGCACACTTCAGGGGAAAAACCTCATCCAAGAGTCCCTAAATCGTTACGGTGCAGCGCGATCTATTGTAATTGATGAATCCAATCGTGTGCTTGCTGGGAACGGCACAATTGAGGCTGCAGCCGCAGTAGGCATTGATAAAGTCCGCATTGTTGAGACTGATGGCGACGAAATTATTGCGGTGCGTCGCACTGGTCTAACGGAAGAGTCGAAAGTTGGTTTGGCTCTGGCCGACAATAGAACTTCGGAGCTAGCCGAGTGGGACAAAGAAATGCTGTCGACTTTATCATCTGAGCATAAAATCGACCCATGGTTTGATGATGACACGCTGCTCGCGCTTCTTGCAGAGGATGAACCTGACTTTGACGAAGGTGAAGTCGCCAATGATCAGCTAGATAAAATCGAAGCAGTTTTTCAGATCATTGTCAATTGTCGAAATGAAGAAGAACAAACGGCGACTCTTGATTATTTGTTGGGTCAAGGGTTGGACTGTAAAGCAATGAATGCTTGATTATGACGCACCTTAAATTCTCAAAATCCTCTGAAATCAAGAGGACTGCAAGAGTCGCTCAATTGGAGGGTCTTTTTGACATCGCGCCATCACCAAAGTCGACTGTATCTTATGATATAGATCTGCCGATTGACACTTTTGACTGGAATATTGGTTTAATTGTCGGCCCAAGTGGTTGTGGTAAAACAAGCATCGCAAGTGAATTATTCGGCGAAAATTTTAATCGCCAATTCACATGGGAACGCGATAAAACAATTGTGGATTGTTTTCCAAAAAATATGGCGATCAAAGATATTACGTCAACTCTGTCGTCAGTTGGGTTCAGTTCGCCTCCCAATTGGTTGCGGCCCTATCATGTGCTGTCAAATGGCGAGCAATTTAGGGTCGATATAGCTAGAGGGTTGGCCGAGTCACCAGACTTGCTGGTTGTTGACGAGTTTACGTCAGTTGTTGATCGCACTGTTGCACAGATTGGCAGCGCGGCTATAGCAAAGGCAGTACGGCGACGTAAGCAGAAATTTGTAGGAGTCGCCTGTCATTATGACATTCTTGATTGGCTGCAGCCTGACTGGGTATTTGATCCTTCCACCTCGCGTTTTGCGCGAGACTGTCTTCAACGACCTCAAATTACTCTCACAGTTGAATCCGTACAAGGCAAGAAATACTGGCCAATCTTTAGTAAGTTTCACTATTTGAATCGCGGCTTACATAATGGTGCAAAATGTTTTTGTGCTTTTTATGAAGGTCGCCCAATCGCGTTTACTGGTGTTCTTGTAATGCCATGTCCGCAAGGTACAAGATGGAAGGAGCATCGTACAGTCTGTCACCCCGACTTTCAAGGAATTGGAATTGGGAATGCAATGTCTAATTTTATCGCGTCTTGCTTTCATGGAACACGCGGCAGATATTACTTGTCTGTAACAGCTAATCCAGCAATGATTGCGCACAGAGCTAAATCGCCGCATTGGAATATGACAAGAAAACCATCAAACAATTGTGATCAAAGGGCGCGACGAAATTTGAAAGCTAAAACATGGCAAATGAGCAAATGGCGAACATCATTAGGCACTGATCGCGTAACTGCAAGTTTCCGCTATTGTGGACCTAGGAACCCAGAGGCAGCCGCACTATTAGGTATTAAGTAATGCCACGTCCACGCAAAGATGGAAAACCTGTTTCGAGACGTGCGTCTGCAGCAGAGAAAATATACAGGTATAATCGCCTGTTTAATCTAATAAGAAATGGTGGCACGGCTCAAGATTGTATTCGTTTTGCGACTTCACAATGGGGAATAAGTGAGGAAACAGCGAAAAAATATTTGCCGCACGTAAAAGGAATGATTATGAAAGATTTCGACATTGATAGGGCACAATTTGTCGCAGAATTGATGCAACAAGCTGCGAGCATACAGATGGAGGCAAGGCGGACAAATCAATTAAATATTGCACTTGGCGCGGTCAATACACTTGCACGTCTCGGTCAAGTTGATAAGTAGTGTCTATATTATCCACAAGAGAAGGCTGTATCCTTGATCGCCTTGAGAGTGGTGATACTAGGATTGACATCGACCAACTACTAAAAAAAATAAAAGCTGAGTTACACCCTGGTCAGCTTGAGTTTGCCGAGGACAGTACAACTGAAATACTCGGGCTAAGTGCAGGCTATGGATCGGGTAAGACTTTTGCGATGTGCTGCAAAGCAACAATCTTGGCAATCGCCAATCAAGGCTACATTGGTTGCGTTATGGAGCCAACTGGCCCTCTTGTTCGCGATATTTGGTTGAATGACTTTGATGACTATTTAGATCGCCACAATATACCACATAGCTTTAGGTCAAGTCCACTGCCAGAATATGTTTTGCATCTCCCAGGCGGAGAAACGAAAATAATTTGCCGAAGTTTTGAAAGTTGGAGTCGTATTGTAGGTCTCAACCTTGCGTGGGTTTTATGTGATGAAATTGATACAGTTGCGCCGAGCATAGCGGACAAGGCATTTCCAAAAATCTTGGGCCGACTTAGGGCAGGCAATCAAAGACAGTTTGCCGTATCATCTACACCTGAGGGTTTCAGGTGGATGTGGAATACATTTGGGACCGAGGAAGCCAAGCAAAGAGATGATCGTAAATTGATAAAAATGAGAACACAAGATAATCCACATTTGCCTGCTGATTTTATCGATCGTATGAGGAGTAACTATGATCCAAAAACTTTACAGGCTTATCTAAATGGCGAGTTTGTATGTCTTACACTCGGCCAAGTTTACAATAGATTCGATCGTAGCAAGCACATTTGCAAGGTTGAGGCATATAATTCTGAGCCAATTCACTGTGGGCTCGACTTTAATATAAACAATATGTCGGCCGTAATTGCAGTTAAACTCCCCGACAAATTGGTTGTCATTGATGAGATTGTGGCGAGTCAAGACACAGATACGCTCGCCAAAGAAATTCGTAGACGTTATGAGGACCGCAAAGTTTACGTTTATCCAGACGCCTCTGGTGGCAATAGAAGCACCAACGCATCGCGCACTGACATTCAGATTCTTGAAAGTTATGGATTCAGTAATCAATCTCCGCGTGCTAACCCACCAGTCCGCGACAGAGTTGCTGCAGTACAGGCGGTTTTAGAAAATGGGAAGGGCGAAGTGCGCTTGCAAATACAGCAGAATTGTCGGAGACTTATAGAGTGTTTGGAGCTTCAAAGCTACAATGATCGCGGAGAGCCTGACAAAGAGGCTGGATATGATCACTTTGTGGACGCATTAGGCTACTTAGTATGGCGACAATACAACCCATTACATGCCCGTGCAGGTCGAGGAACTGGTGTGCGAATCTATTGATTAAACTATAACTATTGGGTGCGTTAGTGCGGTGTATTCAGGTTTTCAGCATTATGATCGACAACACTACAGGCCAGTCGCCAAGGTAGATGATGAAAACTCGGCGTGGCACGCTATGCAGCCGCACTGGGTGCTGATTGAAGACCTTATTGGCGGCACTTATGAGATAAGAAGAAGGCATCGGCGCTACCTCCCGCAGGAAATACGCGAGTTAGATGAGTCATATGATCGCCGTTTAGCAACATCTATTTGTCCGCCTTACTATCAACGACTAGAGAGAATGCTCGCGGGTATGCTCACACGCAAACCAGTGCGACTCAATGAGACATCTGACCAAATACGCGAGCAACTGTTTCATGTTGACCTGCAAGACGACTTAAACGTCTGGACGTATGAAACGGCGAGAAAAATGATACGTTATGGCCACGTTGGTGTTCTTGTTGACGCGCCCACAGATGGCAAGGGTCGGCCATATTATGTAACCTACACGCCAAGAGATATACTAGGGTTCAGAAATGAGATCATTGACGGCGAGCAAGTTCTTACACAGCTCCGATTAAGGGAAAAAGTAACAGTGCCAGATGGCGATTTTGGCGAGAAAATAATTGATCAAGTCAGGGTTTTGACACCAGGAGAATATAAAGTCTATCAACGCGACAATAAGAAAAGCGACTTTGTCATTGTTGATGAAGGCCGAACATCTTTGAGTCAGATCCCATTTAGTGTCGCGTATAGCAACCGTATTAATTACTTTGAATCGCGTCCGCCACTGGAAGACATCGCGATGTTGAATCTAAAAGCGTACCAGGTCCAGTCTGATCTAGACAATCAACTCCACATCAGTGCTGTACCAATGCTCGCTTTTTATGGCTTCCCATCATCGGCTGAAGAGGTTTCTGCTGGCCCGGGAGAAGCCATAGCATTCCCTGCAGATGGTCGCGCAGAGTACATATCTCCGCCAAGTGACGCATTTTCTTCACAGTTCCAGCGTTTGGAGCAAATTGAGCAACAAATAAATGAGTTAGGTTTGTCCGCAGTATTAGGGCAAAAGTTGAGCGCTGAAACTGCAGAAGCCAAGAGGATTGATAGGTCACAAGGCGATAGCACAATGATGGTTATCGCGCAAAACATGCAGGATATGATTGATAATTGTTTGCAATATCACGCCCAATATCTTGGCGACTCACAACCAGGCAGTTGCTATGTTAATCGCGACTTCCTTGGATCTAGGCTTGAACCACAGGAGATTCAGTCACTACTTCAGCTATACACTGCGGGCACAATTACGCAGGAGACGCTACTTTCTCAGCTAAGTGAAGGCGAAGTATTAGGTGATGATTTTGATGTTGATAACGAGCTTGATGCTACGCAAAATGGCGGCTTACTGGATGAAACAGAATCCACATTGATAGAAGAATCCACACCTAACGTCTCCTGATATTTGTGCCAGAATAGGTGCAGCATAATTGGATCTATGAGCAGCAACACTGATCGCCGCCTACTTCAATACACACAGCGCAAGTTGCCCGACAATGTATTTGCAATTATCCGAATGACTTGGTTCTATGATGGCGTCTTAGAATCAGTGGAAGAGGTGCGACTAATTGATGAAGGATTGGAGACATTAAGTGGATTCATTGATTGCATGAAAAGCGCGATAGAAGCTGGCGCAGACATTTGCATAATTTCGCCATATTCAGCAGCAGAGATCGGCCTTGAAGAAGAAGATCAATGACTGTCCCCGCTGAGCTTTATAGAAATGCGATTGATCTCAATCGTTTCAGCAATTCTGTGGCTCGCCGTATTATCAATGTTTACAATGACATTATTGTTGACGCTGTAAATCAACTCAAAATTATCGACGAACTTGGTTTAGATGACGCGAATCAATTGTTCCGCGCCGCAAGGCTGAGAAGTGTACTCGCGCAATTAAAGGAATCACTCACAGGTTGGGCCGGTGACGCAAGTAATTTCACGGCGACAGAGTTGCAAGGCTTGGCGATATTACAAACAGATTTTGTGACTCAGCAGTTAAGAAACGTAATACCTGCAGGATCGCGCTCTTTAGTCAATACTGTTGAGGTTTCGGCTGACTTTGCACGTACTGTAGTCTTGACCGATCCTACTGACATAAACACAGTTGTCTTGAGCGACGATCTGTTTAAATCGGTTTATGGTGTAGAGCAGGGCGCTCAACGTGTGGTAGGACGTTCGACTTTTAT